CTAAAATTGTTTTTAATGCGGCACACAACACGATTGACACGTTTCTCTTGTAGCCATTGCGGCTCTAAGCTTTGACCTGTTCCTGAATGTGTTCCCAACGCTAGAAACGTGTTGCACACACAAAAACAGTCGGTCAATTCCGTTTGACCGTTCTACATTATCCTATTTTGATTCTACAGCGCAATTACTTTTGAAAAAAACAGGCATAAAATAACGAACCGCTTTTCCCTCCTTTTTTTCAATGATTTTTTCTTGCGCCTGCAATTTAGTCAACATCTCTAATTTTTGCACCGCGTCCATGTTTCTAAATGCTCTAAGTTTTTGCCCGATGTCACGACTTGACGCGCCTTTTTTGCCAAAGTCATAAACAACATTTAGAACGTCTTCCTCAATCCCTACTTCCTCATCCAATCCGTTAATTTCCAACCGTGACAGCAATTTATCTAAATGAAACACAATCCAATTAGCCACCCATTGCACAATCTTTTCGTCAATAATCGGTTGTGATGGATTATTAAACGCACTCAAAGCCACGCAAAGCCGCTTAAACGTGCCACACCAACCTAGAGCAATACCAAGTAGGTCTTTGCGCTCTTCGGTGCTGCATGTGGCTTTAATGCGCGTTAATGAATGCGCGAATAAACTAGCCGTGTTATCGCAATCAAAAATAGCAATCTTTTGGACTGGATTCATGCAAGCAATATCAAAAAAATCACTATCTGTTTTTTTGATTGCATTGACAATAAACTTGATTGACGCAGGAAATGGGGCATCAAAATCACGCTCGCACGACACACTATCGCCACCTTGAGCAATCATTAAACGCTGCAACGCCCCTAAACTGTACTGGTCACGTTGCGCCACAAAGTCGATATGTTTGCTACTCATTAACGAAAGCATGGTTAAAGACGGGCGGTAGATGTTGTACTCTGAAATATGCTTATCGCCTTCGCCGTCTTTTTTGCCAAAATTCGCCCCTACGCTGTCTTTATCTAAATAGAGTGTGTTATTCAAATACACCTCATTGATAGCACTTAACGCTCCTTGTATCGCGCCTGATTGCTGTTTTTTGCCGAAACTAATCATGTTTGCATAGTCATCAGTCGCCCAAAACATACGCGGCATAGTCAGCAACTGTTTATGCAAACAGGTTGACCCGCTTATTTTAGTACCACGAATAATGTTACGGTCGCCACACGCATCAATCGCACTATTCAAAATCCCTTTGAGCGGTTGTAACTGCCCTGCACTATCAGCAACGATAGCCAAAAACGCGCTTGAGCTTGTGCCGTCTTTGAGACGCACGCAACGACTCGACATAGCACACGCAAAGGCCAGTGTTGCCTGCACGATAGAATACTTGGGAGCTGTCCCGATTTGACCTTTAATCCATTGCGCCACCTCGTTTAATGATTTTACAGGGAGTGAACAATCAATCTTTACAGTGTCAACTTGTACAGGCTTTAACTCGACAACATTGGCACTTAAAAATGAATCGCCGATTGCCTTGCCCTGTTCCAATAGCGTTTCGTCTTCGGGTGGTTTTTTATAATCCATATCCAACAACAAGGCAGCCTCTTTAACCGCTTTTTTCAAGTCGTTATTGTGTTGATAGTACAGATACACACCAAACGCAGTATAAGCATACCCATCGCCCAACGGGTCGCTTGCGTGATGAATATAAACCTTGTCCACACCTTCGCCCGTTAGCAAAATACATCCTGCTAGTTTGCTTTTTGAGTGAGGGCTTAATAACCGTGTTTTTGTGATCCGTTTATAACCGTAATTACTCAAAATGTTGACCAATGGCATTTTAGCGTTAAACACGCCAATCACATCGTCATGGCCGCCACCAAACACGCGCAAAGGTGCGGATTGTGCCTTGTAATCCTCTTTTTCAACGTGCCACGGACACGCGCTTTTTAGCACGTCCTTGGCTATGTCCCATTGAGTCCAGATATTCAATAATTCAGTCGGTAACTCTGGTAATTGAGTCCAGTCACCTACCCAAACGTAAGGGAGGTTAGTGTCAGGATGGATAGAAGGTGGTAGTACATCTTGGGTTAAACCGCCGCGCAACTCAAACACCACATCACTTTCCTTCGGGTTCAACTCATTAACCCAATTCAAAGCGTGGCGTTTTAACTCTATGCCAACAGGTGCGCGATAAATCAATTTTGAGCGATTCATACGCCCCGATTCAATCCGCACACCATCACGCATTAACTGCGACAAGTCCACGCCAATCGCCGCTAATGCAATCTGAGAGTGTTCTATATTGTCAATGTCTAGCGTACAAGTCACGCTGAGTTCGTGAATCAAGCCAATGCCGTTGTGGTCGAATAAATTTAGGTCAGTAATCGGCTTTTTTTCCCAACCTTTCTGAAATGGTTCTTTGCCGCGCACTAAACACAACTTAAAACCATGCGCGGCATATTCTTGAGCCGCTTGCTTATTGTTTTGCATTTTCTAATTGTCCTTCTAAGTAGTCAGAGAGTTTTTTAACTGTTGGATAAGCCACGTTTTTACCTTTAGCTAAACGAAAAATAGTAGCCTCGCCAATGCCTGCTTTTTTAGCCACAACAGACAAATGCCTATCTTCTAGCAGTTTTTTAATTTGTTCGATGGTTAACATTTTTTCACCTTTTTGTTGATTGATGATTGACATAATAAAACTTTATGACTAATATGTCAATCACTGGCACACGAAACATAGAAACCAGTGAAACCTAAACAAAACCAAGAGTGCAAGATTATGAGTAATTTATCAGGTTACAACTTCAACGCCGAAGAAATCGAACCATCATCATCGTTCGACCCAATTCCAGCAGGTTGGTATCAAGCCATTATTAGCAACAGCGAAATGAAAGCCACTCGTGATGGCTACGGTGAGTACCTTTCTTTAACTTTGCAAATTATTGAAGGCCAGTATGAAAACCGCTTAGTATTTGCGCGTTTGAATCTTAAAAACGCTAACGACAAGGCTGTCGATATTGCGCGTAAAGACTTGGCCGCCATTTGCCGCGCTGTTGGTGTAATGTCACCACAAGCGAGCGAGGAACTACACGACATTCCGTTAATGATTAAAGTTAAGGTTCGCCCTGCGAGTGGTGATTATGAAGCATCCAACGATATTGGTGGTTATAAAGCGGTTGAAGGTGCGAATTTAACGCCAGCACCAAAACCACAAACACCTGTCACGCCGTCCGCTCCAGCCAAGAAACCTTGGCAAAAATAAGGATTTTCTTAACGCGCTTTAGGGCGCGTTTTTAATTTTTGGAGTACGAGATTATGTCATTTTTAAGCAATATCACACGCAACAAAGCAAAAACAGAGCGCGTTATTATCTATGGTGAGTCAGGACTAGGTAAAACGACATTTGCCACGTCTGCACCATCACCCATTGTCATTCAAACCGAAGACGGGTTAGGCGAAATAGACGTTCCTTGTTTCCCTCTTGCTGAATCATATATTGATGTGATGAAGGCACTCGACAGCCTAGCCAACGAAAACCACGACTTCAAAACAGTCGTTATTGACAGCTTAGACTGGTTAGAATCGTTAATCTGGAAGCAAGTCTGCATTGATAACAAAGTGCCAAGTATTGAAAAAATCGGTTACGGACGCGGCTACAACGAGGCTTTGGTGCTTTGGTCATATTTTTTTGATGAATTGAACAAATGCCGTGACAAAGGAATGTTGATTATTATGACTGCCCATAGTCAAGTCAACAAAATAGAAGACCCAGAATATCTCACATTCGACACGCACGACCTAAAACTACATAAAAAGGCCGCTGCTTTGTGCCGTGAGTTTGCCGACGTTATTGGCTATGCCAGCCTGAAAAAGATTATCAAAGTCACCGAAGGCAAAGGCTTTAACGACGACCGCAACCGCGCGATTAGTACAGGTGAGCGATTGCTAAACCTAAGCACCAGTCCAGCCTACACCGCCAAGAACCGTTACGATATGCCGTCAACCATGCCGTTGCTGTGGTCTGAGTTTGCAAAGCATTTGCCAAGCCAAAAATAAACCACCCCTAAAGCGTGAGCATCGTCTCACGCAACCGAGAAACCGACATGATTACACTCAGAGATTATCAACAGGACGCTGTACAAAGTGCCTATGCGTACTGGCAGAACGGCACAAGCTGCATCATTGAAGCACCATGTGGCGCAGGTAAAAGCCTGATTATTGGCAAAATATGCCATGATTCAATAACGCATGACGTGCGCGTTTTGGTCGTAACACACCGCAAAAAACTATTAGAACAAAACGAGGCAGAGCTTAAAAACTTGCTACCCAATGCCGACACGGGATTTTACAGTGCAGGGCTAAACCAAAAAACGCAAGACGCTCAGATAGTCTTTGCAGGCATCCAAAGCATAGCCAACACCACAATCCAACATTACGAAATACTTATCATTGATGAATGTCATCTTGTTGCACCCAATGAAGCAGGGCAGTATCACCAACTCATTAGCAACCTAAAAGAAGTTAATCCCGATTTGAAGATTTTAGGATTGACCGCCACACCATACCGTTTAGATAGTGGTTATTTAACCCAATGGGACAAGCCGCTATTTGAGCAAGTTGTTTATAAAATTGACGTTAAACTACTTATCAAACGTGGTTATCTTTGCCCTGTGGTGTCAAATGGTGGTGGTGTAAAAATAGATGTAAGTAAGGTCAAGCACAAAGGCGGAGAGTTTTTAGACAGCGCTCTTGAATCGTTATACATGAGTAAAACAGTGGAGATAGTCGCGGATATTGTTAAAAAAGGCATTGACCGTAAAGCATGGTTAATCTTTTGTGTATCAATAGAACACGCTGAACAAGTCACCGCCGAGTTAATAAGTCATGGTGTCAATACTGCTTGCTATCACTCACAAAGCGATAATGATTACATTTTAGATGACTTTGCAAATGGCCGACTAAAGTGCCTCGTTAATGTAAACATACTCACGACAGGCTCTAATTTCCCCATTGCGGATATGTGCGTGTTAATTCGTGCTACTGAGTCAACCGCGCTATATGTGCAGATTGTTGGCCGTGTTATGAGATTATATCCTGATAAAAAGAACGCCTTACTTTTAGATTATGGCGGTAACGTCATGCGTCATGGTTGTATTGATGATGTGACAGTCAAGGCAAAAGGCGAAGGCACAGGCGAAGCACCATCTAAACAATGTCCTTCTTGCGACACCATACTTCATGCCGCCGTCCGTGAATGCCCAGAGTGCGGCCATATCTTTGAACGCGACCCCGAAGGAAACCTTGAGCTAAACGCCTTCGATGGTGCGGTATTGTCAGACCAACGCAAAGTGCAAAAGGTGGCAGTTGACCGCGTGAGCTTTAAGATACACAAGAAAACAGGCAAACCAGACAGCATCAAAGTCACTTATCATTGCGGAATGGCAGAGTATTATGAATGGTTGACGCCTGAACATAGCGAGTTTGGATTAAGCAAGACGGGTGATTTTTTTAGAAGGTTAAGCGGACTAGGGAATGGTAGTTTTAGGTTTTTTAAAAGTTGTGATGAATTTATAACTTTTACAAAATCAGAGTATTTTCGTATTGAGCAAAAGATAACATCCATCGACATCCTACCCTCAAAATATACCGAAGTTAAAAAACGGTACTGGAGTAAAGCATGAACCATAAAGCCGAATATGAAGCCATTAAAAAACAGTTGGCAGACTGCGAGAAGGCACTCAAGAATCGCTGTATTGAATGTGCCAATTACAACCCTAAAACACGCCAATGCTTAAAACATGGCGATGTGCCAATTGAGTATGTTTATCAAAGGAACGACTGCCCAGACTTCGACTTTTGCCCGTTTTGATGTAATAAAAAAGCCACAATTAAGTGGCTTTTCTACGGCTAGGAATCCCCGACCCAATACCTAAAATGGTGCGCTTCGCATCGAGTGGCGTTTCAGGCTATATGGTGATTCTATCTTACTTCTTACCATGTTTCAAAGTGCGCTTGTAGTAATTTAAAGCATACCCGTAATTCTGCAATGCAAATTTTTTGCACCCACGCCATGAAGTCATCACAGTCTATGCCCATGAGCTTGCAGGCTTCGCGCACTGTCATTTGTTGGCCTTTGTAGATAATCATAACCGCCCATCCATCTTCAAACAAAAATCAATTGCAGCTTGCTTGCTTATCTTTTTACGATACGCGCACGACTCCACGCGCTTATAGTTTAGACCAAGACTTTCACATTGAGCTGCAACGCTATTTAGAGCGATAGTAGTACGCACAGTGCGAGCATGATTCATAGCCGCCACCCAATCACCATGTTTATTATAATGGCGAGTCACTGTACGCTCGTTAACGTTATGCTTTTTACATTGCCTCCATAACGCTAGTCTTTCGCCTTCAAACTCAAAAATATTTATCCATTTTGTTTTCAGTAAGCCGTCATCTATTTTGTAATATCCACGACGTTTGCCACGTTGTTTAACTGATTCGACTTTAATGCCAAGAGTATCTGCAAGCTGTTTTAGTTTAGCTTTTTTATCCTGTTGAGCTTTCCAAAACTCATAAGCAATTTCTGTTGTTTCAAACCCTTTACGACAGCAAATAGAGCGAATAGTGTTATAGTTTGCCCCAAGTGATGCATAGTGTTCTTTTTTAGTCATTTCACACCTTTGTATTTTTTGTATGCTTCAAACGCTTCTTGATGCGTCAATTCTGGTCTATTGTGCCGCCATGAAATTAAAGCCTGCGAAGTCCATCCATATTTTTTACACAGTTTTAACTGCGTATATTCAACACCATCATCAATAAAGATAACCTTATCAAGCGGATTGATGTTCGTTTTAATGCCATGTTTTTCACAAAACTTAGGCAAATAAGAGCGACCGCAGCCAACGATATAAGCAACACGATTTAGCGAAAGTTTATCAACCTCGACTAAATACCGTATCTTTTCAACGTCAAGATATTGCATTGGCTTTGGATTCTTGAGTGCTTTTTCCAGTGGCACGCTTTCTTTAATTCTTGCCATAACCATGTGTTTGCTAACTCCTGCCAAGTCCGCAGCTAATTGTATGCCTTTGGTGTATTTTCTTGGCTTAAAAGAAATAGCCTCATCTTTGCTCATGCCTTTTGTTATTCTTGAGCCTATAGTGTTTTTATGTATTCCAGTGCTTGCGCTTAATAACGCTATGTTTTTGTAATCACCCATAAATCACCCAGAGCATGACGCATAAAGTAAAATAAGGATTATCAGCACGACAAGTACAAACGCTTTACTGTCGCAGTTTGGCCTGTTGTTAAATGGATTCATTCTTTACCCCCTAAACATAAAGCCCAAACCAAACACCACAAACCTAACACGATAAATAAAATACTCATTCTTCATTCTCACAAAACATAACTTTTACGACTTCACCAACGAGCAAAGCCAAACTTTCATCAAATGCCAACTGTCCTTTGCTTGCGACATAAAACATCATCTGAACCATAGGAGCTAAATGCTCAGTAAAGCCTAAAATACCGCTTCCGACATTAATCGCCTTTGCTGCATTATCTAAACTTCCATAAAAGTTTTTAACGTCAGTTAGCGTCATTTCATCACCTTGTTAATGTCGGTAATCTTTACCTTATAACCCGCCTTATGAGCTGCTAGCATAAACTCACCACGCCATTTAGATGAGATATAACCGTTTGCAACCATATGTCCGACGGTGCTTTTACCGCAACCAATAGCTTGAGCAACACCAGCATAACCGCCCATATTCTTTACTAATTCCGCAAATTCTAATCGTGTCATTTTTATCCCCTTGGTTGATGAATGGCATAGTATCACACTAAAAATAAACTAACAATAGACTAAAAAAACACTAATAATAAACTAACAATAGACTAAAAAAACACTAATAAAAGATTGACGATAATTTAGATTGAGACTAAGATGAGGCCATGCAGAACAACAAAGGATGATTGAAATGTACGGAATACCAGTGGGCAGTAGGTTAGTTAAACTTACACTTGTGAATGGCTGCAAACTTGACTATATGTTTGCGCCATATGATTTTCGTGGCAAGTTTATCAATGCTGTTTTTGGTGGCACGATAAACGTGCAAGATGTTTTAGATTGGGATTATCACAGTGATGATGAGCTTGAGCTGTTTCAAGCGTTTAATGACGCAAGAGTTGCAGAACACGTCAAAACAATTAACAGAAACGCTCAAGGCGTTGATTACACAGCGAGACGGCAAGGGGATAATAAATGAGTAATGCAGAATTTGGCGCGTATCAAGATATGTTGCGCCAGTGCGAAGAATCAATGTTTGGCGGTGATGTGCAAGACGATGACGAGCAATGGCATGATGTTAAACGACAACTGCCACCAACGTCACACATGGTATGGGCGGCCTGCCCTAATGTGGTTTTGTGCGCTTATCAGACGTTCCTGTTGTATCTTGATTCAGACGGTCAATGGCGAGATGACACGGGCTGTTTGTTTAGTCGTAAAGTTAACTTTTGGCAATATGCAGATGTACCAGAGTGCAATATATCATGCTAAAACTCGCAAGCGGTCAGTACAAAGGCTATCCGTTTTTGTTTAAGTATGAGACGGTGACAGAGTTGAAACTGTTGATATTGCGATTTCAAAACTACATTGATTTTGTATTTTGCGAGGATTTATAACTAAAAAATTAAGCCGTAAATGCCCACACAGAAAGCAGAAACTTGATGATAGTTTGGGTATTTATCGGCTTGAATGAGAGTTAGATACGTTAACTTTTAACGATAAAGTGCGGAGATAGATATGAATAAATGGCGAGTTATGGCTACAAACATATTTGGCGTGCAACTATTTGCTGTTGAAAGCGATGGCTATATTTTGAAGTATTGCGACACGAAAGAAGACGCTGAGATGTGTATTAAAGAAATGGAGGAAGATGATGAGTGATGAAATATTAATGCAAGAGATAGAAAAGCTGAAACAAGAAAACGCTCGATTATTAAGGGAATGGCACAAGGCCGACTTAGCAAAGATTAACGCTGAAAAAGGCACTTGCTACCATTTTGCATTAAACCCATACGATTTAGAAAATATGCTGAATTGTTTGGTAGATGAAAAAATCAGTGTTAAAAAGGCGATGGAGTTAATAGCTTCTTGGGTTGCTAAAAATTATAGCGATGATTGTTTGCCAAACTGAGAAGTATCTAACGGCCAAGCAGTAAGGCGCAAGCACCAACAATTTACGATTAGCGAGGATTATATATGAAAGCGAACACACCACAAGCGGCTGAGTGCTTGTCGCACTTGACTGCTGAGTTAGACACTAAGAGAGAAATATTTATTTGCGAACATTGTGAAAAAACACTTACTGATGATGCAGAAATTGTGTTTTGTAAAAAAAGTGGGCTTTGTAGTGATATCTGCAACGTGTTTTTTCATGTCAGACAGAACCAAGAAGCACATATACCAATGTTTAATAACCTTAGCGATTCTGAAATTGAGCTATGGACAAGGAGTAAAGACCCTGCTTATGGCTAGTGCCTAACGGCAAAGCTAAAGGGCAATGCCCACAACAAACTAAAAGGTGAACGAACATGAGCAACACAGAAAACATCGAACAAGAAGCTGGGGCATTGTCCCATTTGAGCGGAGAGTTAGGCACGTGGCAGAAAATTGCTACCGCGCCAAGAGATGGAACTACATTTTTGGCACGATATGGGCAGGACGGAGTAAGTATTGCCCGATTTAACGAAAATAGCCCTGATTACCCGTTGGAGTATATCGACTTTTGCGATGATGGCTCACTTGTGGTTAACCACTCAAAAGTAGGCGAATACTGTATTGCCTCGCATTGGATGCCATTGCCGCAGTAGTGCCTAACGGCAAAGCTAAAGGGCAATGCCCACAACAAACTAAGACGAGGTGATGACGTGGAAAAGCAAGAAAACACAGGGTTAGCGACTGGGGCATTGTCCCATTTGAGCGCAGAGTTAGACACGACTAGCGATGAAAATGAAAAAGAGTTTTTTGGATGGTGCGTGCTTGATAAATACGGTGTGAGTCGGCACGTTATACCAACAAGACGACATTTTTTTGGGTGTATTGACATTAAAGAGGCTATTGATGAGCCTGACGAAGTTTTGAAAGAGTTTGATAGAGATTGTGCAGGACTTGCGCCGCATAAAATTTGTAAACTTTACATTGGTGTCTAACTAAGTAGTTTAGCCTCAAGTACCGCGCTAACAGTGAACTTTAAACAATAGTCTGGGTACTTGTCGCACTTGACGTAGAGTTAGGCATATTTTAGCGATAGATGAGGATTGATGTTATGGGTATGTACACAGAAATTTATGTGAATGTTGATTTAAAAGAGTCAACGCCACAAAGCGTTTTAGATGTGTTAAAGGCGATGTGTGAGAAAGATGGCAACGCTGAATGTTTGAAAGATAAGCCTTTGCGTTGGTCTTATCTTTTTAACAATGGCAGTTATTACACGCCAAACACGGAAGTCGGAATTTTGAGTTATGACGAGATAAGTAAACAATGGTCGCTACTTGGGAAGGGGGATATTAAAAACTATAAAGGTGAAATAGAAGCCTTTTTTGATTTTATAAAGCCATGGTGTGATGGGGAATTTGTGGGTTACTTTAGATACGAAGAAGACAGAGAGCCGACCTTAATTTATTGTGATGCCTAACGGCCAAGCAGTAAGGCGCAAGCACTAACAAAATACGATTAGCGAGGATTATATATGACAGATAAAACTACACAAGCGGCTGAGTGCTTGTCGCGCTTGACTGCTGAGTTAGGCATGACTAGCGATGAACATTTTAAGCATGAGTATTTGTGTACTTTTGCTGTCAGCGAAAAAGAAAAAACTCTGAATGAGTTAGCTATACGCTACATTGATGAATGCGAAACCTACGATAGAACTGTTTGCACAGGTGGAATTAAGCATGGCGCAATAATGCCTTCTAATTCCCGTGAAATGGGTATGATTGGCGAAAACTCAAAAAATGTTCTTAAAAAACTTCTTGAGCTTGAAGTTGCTTTTAATCACGGAATAACCAAACGTGAACTAATGAAAGAAATATCAAGAATTGACAGATAAAAGCAGTGCCTAACAAGAGCATAAGGCGCAAGCACCACAACGATAACAGACCTGCATAAGCGACTGGGTGCTTGTCGCACTTAATGCAGAGTTAGACACGGGGAACTTGTAATGAAATTTAGAAAGAAGCCAGTTGTTATTGAAGCCGTTAAATGGACGGGAAAGAACCACAGGGAAATGTATAACTTTTTAGAAGGTACTGACGATGTTGTTGAGCAGCCAACAGGGAAAAACTTTGACATAAACTTTTCCATTGTTGCAGGCGGTTTAGTTATTAAGACGCTTGAAGGCCAACACCTTGCAAGTATTGGAGATTGGATTATTAAAGGGATAGCTAATGAGTTTTACCCCTGTAAGCCTGATATTTTTGAAGCCACTTACGAGAGTGTCTAACTACCAGCGCATAAGCCGTAACCACTTATGCGCTGACAGTAAACTTTAACAAATGTCTGGGTGGTTATCGGACTTCATGCAGAGTTAGGCAGGGGAATGGCGATGAATGACAAAATACTTACGATACCCGAATGGATGCTTAAATCATTAAAAGATGATAGCAAGCTGAGAAAGGCAGAGGTTTTTGAAATTATGGGATATAAATCCCTGAATAGCTTGAATAGCTCGCAAATGCGAGGGCTAATAGAGAAAGGGGAATTTCCGCCAATTTTTAGAAAAGGTAATTGCGGCTTTGGAATAAACCCACATCTTTTAATGTGGAGCTTTGGCGATGTTAAAAAATTTGTGAAAGAACACAATAAAAAACTGACTGCCTAACTAAGTGCGTAAGGCGCAAATACCCGCGCCGATGTACGCAGAAAACAGTAATCACAAACGTCAAAAGATAAGCCATTGTCGGCTGGGTATTTGTCGCACTTGACGTAGAGTTAGAGTGAGGGGATAACGATGATAGTTTTATGCTACGGCGCAGGAACAAACACAACAGCGATGATTGTAGGTTTGGCCGCAAGAAATATACGCCCTGATTTGATTGTTATGGCCGACACTGGCGCGGAACGTCCGCACACATACGCTCATATTGAGATTATGCAAGAATTTTTACGGATGATTGAGTTTCCGAAAATAACGATTGTAAAGAAAGTGGATAAAAATGGCGATGTTCTAACGCTTGAGGATGACTTGATAAAAAACAAAGCATTGCCGCCTGTCGCATATGGATTTAAGACTTGTTCGCAGAAATACAAAACACAACCAGTCGATAAGTTCTTAAATAATCACCCTGATGCGATAGCGGCATGGAAGCGTGGAGAGAAGATTACTAAGTTAATTGGTTTTGATGCCAATGAATCTCACAGAGCAAAAGACTATGACGATGCAAAATTCAAAGTTGAATATCCCCTTATCGAATGGGGGTGGGGGCGCGATGAATGTATAGATGAGATAAGAAAGGAGAATCTACCTTTACCATCAAAATCATCATGCTTTTTTTGCCCAAACATGAGGCCGCATGAGGTTATGGAATTAAACGCGCTTTACCCACACTTAGCAGAACGCGCATTAAAAATGGAAGCTAACGCAGAATTGACAACAATAAAAGGGCTTGGTAGGCGGTTTGCTTGGTCTGATTTATTGCGACAAACATCAATGTTTAATGATATGTATGAATCTCCTATGCCCTGTGGTTGTTATGACGGAGATTGAACTCTAACTCGGTATTAGACACCTGCATTGTGTGTATAACACGTCTTAAAAAATTTATCTTATTGATTTATAAC